CAAACATCGAGCGCAACAGATCCGCCAATGGGCTTCGAAGGCGCGCTCTGGCGCAAGTAAATAGCGCAAGATTGCTCGTAACGCTTCGTCTTAGGGTCTTGGTAGGTTCTGACCTTTCCGCTCATTATAGCGGCACGCACGCGCCTCTTAGGTTGTGGCGGCAGTGGGATCGTGATTTCTACGTAAAAGCTCAATTACTGATCTCCATGTGCTCCAGCATTCCTGAAATATCAACCCCGGCTGATAGGGCTCGAGATGGATCCCAGCTCCCGTTTATCTTCGCCTTTGTGCGGTTGCTTCGGTAGGCAGCCCGGAAGGCGGCGCGCTGGCTCGCTTGCTCTCTGTCTGTGCCTCGACAAAGTGATTTCCATCCGCCCGCAGCCCGTACCCCTGAAGCGATAGCCCTGGAGCGCGATGGATCTCTGTCGTAGTCGAGATCGGTCGGCGGATTGTATGAACCCCGCGAAGCCACAAGCCCCAAGACCTCTCCAAATACCTCATCCGCGTCTTCGAGTTCGTCAAGGTGTTTCTTGCTTTCGACTCGTGGGATATTCTGCACGATAACCGCGATGGGCGGCCACGCTGCCACGGTCCTCGTCAGGATCAGCTTATGGATCGCAACCTGTAACTCTTCATCGCTAAAAGGCTCGAGGTAAGATTGCCAATGCTTGCCGATACGCTGCGCCGTCGTCCCTTCCGGGATCTTGTGGCCGTTGTCGAGTAGCGCCTGGATTGCTGAGATTAATGCTTGCTGTGTCGCCATAGGTTGCCCCCTGTGGTTGCTGTTACGTCGATAATGCCCTGATCCTCTGGGAAGAAATCGAAAGCGGTTGGTTTGTTTGTGTGTTCGTCGGTTGTTTCTAGCTCAAGAGCTTTGGATATATTCTCATCTCTTGTCAAGAATTCCAGGTCTGCACGCCATCGCCGGTCGTTGTCTCCTCGCCAGTGTCGATTCTTGCAGCACAGAATAAAATACTCTTCAGCCGTAAGGTCTGATCCTAGCTCTTTCAGTAGTCGATCAATGCCTCGTTTGCGGTTTGTGCTTAGCCTCCGGCATAGCTTAAACCCCGGTAAATGATCCGCTCTGCTGTTGTTTTCTGCGATGCGGTTATAAGTATCTTGCACCGCTAAATAAGGATTTTTTCGCTCAGTAGGGGTGCCTTTAGGGGGTTTTGTTTTTGTTAATGTTTTGTTCTTAACCGTGGAATTAAAATGTTTGTTAATCTTGTCAACGGGCGCGCGCGAGGCTTCCGGTTTTTCTGGTTTCTTATTTCGTTTCTCTGGTTTCTTATTTTTGCGCTTATTTTCGGCGCTCGAGATCTTCTCTTCGATAGCTTGTGATAGAAACGCCTCAACGCTTGATCCCTGCCTCATAGCCTCAACTCTGAAGGCTGCCCACAGCTCATCATCTACCCGCGTGCATATCTTCTTTTTCGTCATTTGTTTTTATTCCTAAATTGCTAGAATGCTAGAATGCTAGAATGCTAGAATGCTAGAATGCTAGAATGCTAGCAAGCCCTTAAATATTGCCATCATCAACCCCCGCCCACATACGCAAGCGCTCCGCCAAAGCTAGAACGCGATCAGCGTAACGAAACGCGCGCGGCCCTGGCTTTCGGCCTGCGTTGTACATAGCGAGCCCCGTGCGCAGGTTTCCAGCCTTCCTGGTGTAATGCTGGAAGGCTCGAATCCCCGCCGCGATGGGCTCACCTGGCCAGAAACGCGGTATAGCCTGAAGCGCGCCCACGGCCCCACAATGGGAAACAGCTAGAGGATCGAACCGGCTCTCGTAATAGCCCACCGCAATCAGTACCGAAGGATCGAGCCCCTGCGCCTCCGCTTTCGACCCGATATCAGCGCAAACTGCGAAAGCCTGATCATACCCGCCGCGCACAGGGAGAAGCATGACTAGAGAGCATAATAGAGCGCTCATCGCTTTTTTGCCCTCCATCGAGCCGCGCGGCCCCTGATATCATAATGGACAAAGCGACCAGGATATAAGCCTACACCTCCCTGCGCGATCTTGCCGTCCCTTATCAGCTTCAAAATTATCGCGTGGAGCTCTTCGGGCTCCATCCCGCGCACCTTCAGATCCGCCGCCTTTGCACATAGATGCTGACTCTTTGGCGCTCCGGTATTGTTCGAAGGTAGCCGAAAGCCCGAGTGTATGCGGATCGGTTTTCCGATCTCGTCTCGTATCCTCTGGAGGTTGTGCGCAAGGGCGCGCACGTTGTCCATATACTGAGCCGGGATCGTGCCTCCGGTTTGGAATTCTGCAAGTGTGAAATTTTCGGTTAGCTTCATTCGAACCACCTCCAGCCTATAGGTTTTGTTTTTACTATACCCCAGGATCCGCGCTCTTCGACCCAATCGATAGGCGCAACCGCCACGAACTCGAAGACCTCTTGACCGTTGATCCTGTAAAAAAAGCCGGTCTTGACGGCCCGCAGCTCCGGATGCCATTCGCCTTGCGCTGAGTATAGAAAGCGCGCTTCTTTCCAGGTTAGATTGTTTTCTTTTGGCTCAAGTACAACCATGGAGACCCCCTTAGAATGGCACATCGTCTTCGGTGAATGGATCGGGCGGAATCATCAGCGCCGCATTGTTTGCCGAAATGACATCTTGCAGCGTGTCGGGAGTCTCTGCGGGCTCCTCTGTGATCTCGTATGTCTTCTTTGTTTTCTTTGGCGCTCGCTTCTTTCTGATCTTCTTCTTTACATCGTCCACCGTGTTAACCGGATTGCTCGCCAGCGCTTCGGGCTCTTCGATTCTGAGCGCCTCGGATGGTGGCCGCCCCACCTCGCCTGCGATCTCAAGGTCTAGCGCGTCCTCAAGCTCAAGAGACCGGGGAAGCATCGAGCACAGGCGACGCACGGCCGATTTCCGCGCCATTGCTGCGAAGTGATCCCTCCAAGCGTCAGACCGCGAGTCTTTCGCGATCTTGTCTATTTCTTCACGTGTCAGGACCTCAAATTGTGGGTCTGCGTCTTCAAAGTATGCGATGGCGTATGCGCAGAGAATCTCGCCCCGTGGACCGTCGATCCTTGGTTTATGCGTGAGGTTTGGAGTCAGCCCCTCATCCCAGTCAAAGACATCGTTTTTGTATGCGACGTTTGCTTTGATCGTTTTCGCGCTTCCTGACCTGATGGCGATGGATATAAGCCCGCGCCAACCTGGAACAAAGGTACACTTTCTGCCGTATGGCACGAGATACCCATGGCCATGCAGACCAGAGCAATCAAGACCCATGCGCGCCGCTTGTAACACCGCCTCATAGATTGACTCCTTCGAGCACTTCGCCAGCGCTCCATTCTGATGGATTGCGATCGATGTCGCTTGAATCATTTGCCGCGCGCTTAGTCGCTTCGCCATCGCAGCAATTGCTGTTTGTTTGCCCTGCAAATATTTGACAATTTCGCTCATTTTTTCGCCCCTTTGAATTTAGCCAGAAACGGCCGCTGAGCGGTTCCTAGCTTTGTGTATTGGTCAACAATATCCTTTGATGGATTCAAGTCTTTCACAAGCGCCTTGTAATCTGTCCGCTTTGTTTGTTTTCGCGCCTTCCAGGTAATAGAAAACCATTCTGATTCGATGCCTGAAGCGTCCCCAATTATACACTTGATCGCCGTCTTCAGCTCGTCGCGCTGAGTCTCAAGCTCTCGGATCTGTTCGTCTACAGATTGAAACTCCCGGATTAACTGCTGCTGGTCCTCGTTAGCTTCAAGCATGTAGCCTTCATCCTTCGGCCATAGCCTCACGAGGTTAGAGGCGTCTCGAGTCTCCGGCTGTGGCGGGCTGTTACCCTGGATCGAATCGTGCCAAAACTCTCGCGCTGCCTCAACGCACCAATCCTCAATCTCTTGATCGTGGTGTATCCGGTAATGCCTAAACTCCTGACCTGTGATCAAGACGCACAGATCCCAAAACCGGACAGGTTCAAATCCCTGAAGCTTGCACATCGCGCGGACGATCCACATATACCAAGCGCACTGTATAAGGTGCTCTCGCGGGTATTTGTTGGATTCACTCTCTCCCCAGCGATGCTCCGACCGAAAGCCTGTTGTTTTGATTTCGAGACCCCAGAGCCAGCGGCCCTCCTTCGCGTCAAAAATTAGCCGGTCGGGGCTGCCATACGCCCACGGGTGATCGGGATGGCGAATGGTGCCGGGCGTAAACATCTTCAGCCCGCGCCCATCCGCAGCGAGCCCGCGACGGTCGTAATACAGATCCGCAACAATCGGCTCGAGCTTGTTCCCCATCTCTACCGCCTCATTCATCTTGAAGGGCGCTCCCTCTCCATGCTTGTCCAGGTACACGTCTAGAGGTGTTTTATATGGATGCAAACCCAATACCCCGGCCACGTCGGTCCCGCCCAGCCCTGACGCCCTGTCGAAGCTGTCAAAATCGAATATGTGATCATCAAGGTTCATCGGTTGCCGCCTCCGCCACGCTATCAGACAAGAGCCGGTCAATCTCGCGCCTGGTAATACGCCAGTGGCCTCCGATCTTTACTCCTCGAATCTCTCCAGAATAAAGATGCGCTTTGATTGTTCTCGTGCTCATGTTCAAGATTTCAGAGACTTGATTGACTGTGTAGGCCTCCGCTTGCGTTTCTTTTTCTTGCATCTTTCTTCTCCGTATAAAAGCCGGTATCTCTGCGTTTGTTGGTAGGTTCATGGTGTGCCCTCTTTGTTTTTTATAGTTGGGATTTGGTGCGATGGAGGCGCGCGAGAACTTGGAATCCTGCTATTAGGCGCGCACCTCCATCACATTCTCATTTCGCTATGCAAACAGATCATCTTGAAGATCTTCAGATTCTGCATCTGCAAGATTTCTGCATGCTTGATTGTAGTATTCACGCTTCAACTCAAAGCCCACAAACTGCCGGCCCTCTTCAAGCGAAACATAACCCTCAGACCCTATCCCTGCGAATGGTGATAGAACCAGATCTCCAGGGTTGCTCCATAGCTTTAGGGCTCTCCGTATAACCTGGAGCTGAAGCGGGCAAATGTGGCGCTCGTCCTTTTCACTTCTGGCAGATCGGAATTGCAGAGTATCGCTTGGGTTTATGTCATCCCAAACGGGTGAGGCGTACCGCTGCCAAAGGCCTACCGGGAATGTCTCGTTGGTGTGCTCAACTCGCTCGGGGTTGTCTCCTGGTTTTCTCATTGTGACGAGGTAATCAGCGAGTCCTTGGCGATTCATGCAAGAGTCTTTTTTTATCTGTTTGTGGAGTAAGCCGAGCGCCTTTGTTCTTTGCATTTGGGTGACTGGATCCTTCCAAATGCAAACCTCAGAATGATAGATCCAACCCGCCTCCATAAACTCGCGAATAAGATCCCCGCGAAAATCAGATAGTCCTATAACGCCGTCCTTCGCCTTCGACGTCGGAATGTTCATGCAATGGAATGACAACAGGCGTCCAGGCATTGTAACTCGAAGCAACTCCGAAACCAGGAACCGAAACTGCTCGAAGAATTCTGCGTTATTTCTGCAATTCCCCATATCTCTGGTGCTCGCTGAGTAGGTATAGAGCGATGAGAATGGAGGAGAGAACACGGTATAATGAACAGAATCATCATCCATCTTTGATATGCCTTCAACGCAGTCTGCGTTATACATTGCCCAGTTTTCGCCTATTTCTCTATCTTCCATGTATATCTCCTTTGTTCTTGATAGTCCGCCCCAATCCTCCATGGAGCACATGTGCTCGACCATAGATGAAGCCATAATCTCCGCGTCTTTTTCTTTTCTGCGAATGCTCGCTAAGACAGGTAGCTCTTGTTCTGATAGCGCGATATGCACATTAACCGGCTTATCCTGACC